ATGAGCGGGTCTTGCGACTGTTGCTGATTCTTATTCTGTTGATCCTCTTGCTGATGTTGCTGGAGTAACTGCTGCGCCGCTTGTGCTGCCATCTGAGAGACCTTAATCTCCATCTCTGGAGACATCATGTTCTCGTCTTGGTCATCCTCATAAGCCGGTAGGGTCTGACCCATCGCCTGCTCCATCTGTTTTCGCATCTCCATACCCAAGTGCTCTGCAACGTGTGCCGAACCCGCTGCCATCATCTGTTGGGCCATCTGTGGGTTCTGGCTTATCAACTGTTGAATGTGGGGGTCCTGCGCCATCGCCATGTGAACCGCGATGTGAGCCCTATGATCTTGGTACAGGAACGCCTTGACCGGTTTACCCTTGAGGATGTTCATGTTCTCCGTTACGGGATCACGTGGCTTCATATCATCTTCTACCGGCACGAGCTTCTGGTAGTTCTTGATGCCAAGGACATCTAACATCTGACGATGTAACACAGGTAGGTCATACAACTGAGGAGCCGTTTGCGCTAGCTGGAGAGCCGCCTGATACTGAACAACCTTCTGAGCCATAGTAGTGGCGTTGGGGTCGCTAACAGGGATAACCTCCACCATGTCGTAGTCCGACTGCTTAGCTCTGCGGTCACCCTCTTCTGGGTCGTAGCTATAGTCTGGTGGGGTGTAGTCACGGATGATCTCTTTGAGGAGCTTAAACTCCTGTTTCATCGCGTAGTGGATGCGTGCCTGTACAGCACTCATGGTCTTTAAGCTACGCTCAAGAATAGCCAGCGTAGTGCCCACCGGAGCTTGTGCAGACATGTCCGATGCGTTCAAGTCCATAGACCCCGCAAAGCTACGTCCCTCTGTAATCATCTGCCCCAGCAGGGCCATAAGCACTTGGCTAGGCTCCTTATAAGGGAGCGCCATCAAGTTATCCCTAATAGTGCCGCTAGGTACATCTACGTCCCGGAACTCCCCCGGCGAGATCGGAGTGTCATCGCCCTTCGTACGAAGCCCACGAGTTTTAAATCCCCCCGGTAGATTAGAAAGTGTGCCAGCATCCACGAGTTGCCGCAAAATGCTAGTACTAGACTTAGAATAAGCACCAATAAGATGTATGAGGCCGAAAGCATAAAACCCAAAACCCGGAATATAGGGGTAATGAACAAAGTGAGCGCGTTTCTGATTAGTGTCATCCTCTGGCCTCCAATTACGCCGTATCGCCAATATTTCTCCAGTGCCCTTTTCTAGGGTGACAATATATGGCAGGGCAATGCCCGTTTTCTTGCCCTTATCGTCCTCATGCTCGTAACCCTTGAGGTCTAGCTCGACCTGCATCTCTAAAAGCTTGAACCGGTTGTCCGACGTAGCCCGAAACCCTAGCTTCTCTGCAATCTTCTTTTCTACATCGTCCATCGTATTGATGGGGTCACCTAAGTCCACATCTCTGTAGAACCCATCATGCTGTAGGCGGCGTAGGTCGTTCTTACTCTTACGCATCACGTGCGTAACCCGCTCTGCGGACTCAATGCTTGAAGCGCCATACGGCACGACCACATCCTCAGCGGGGACGTACATAGACACTTGACGGTCTAGGCTAGGGTCAAAATACACCTTCTTAAACGCATTGCCCGCCAGACCCAAGCCCCACAACATGCGCTCATGCTCAGGCCTAAACTCAACCATCACGTCAGTTAGCTGATAGTTCATGTCGTTTTGAACGCGCTCAGCCGCTTCCTTTTTATCAATAGTTTCTTTACCGATAATCTGCGTCTTAACTGGGCCCGATGCAGGGAAGGTAGCCATCATGGTTTCAGCTTGAAACTTAACCACAGCCTCTGCCAATAAGGGGTGGTAAACACCGCAAGCGCCGGGCCACGGCTCCATGCGCTCTTCTAGTTTTAGACCTAGTAACTGTAGGCCGTCAACGTATGTTTGTATCCAATCTTTGCGACTAGAGATATCAGCCTCGTAGTCCTCAGTGAGGTCTCCTGCCAGCTGAGTTAGGTCTCCCTCACTCATTTCCTCAGCTAGGTTATTATCAAAGTCATCATCTTCCTCTGACTGCTCTATACGCATATCAAAGCCCGGACCTGAGATATCTACTGCCTCTGGGTCTTCAATAATGATCTGTATCGGCTCTTCCTCATCATTATTAATCTGGTCAAGTCCTTGAGGTGCAGCGTACAACGCCTTATCAATATTTGTAGCCATTATTTATCCTTAATAGTACGCCGCTTTTTTGCGGAACTTGTACATGAAATCATCCTCCGGTTCATCCGAGGGAAGACGTAAAAACCCACCTTGTCTAAACCTTAATAATGCTAAGGTAGTCGAGTCTACCAAGTCATCGTTTGCACCGCTAGGGAAGTCGTTGCACTCTTCAATAACTTCCTTGGCCCACCTGCGGTCTGGGGCCCATACTATCCCAGATGCAAACAAATCACTCACTGCATTAACCCTAGCAATTTTATCCTGCCCCTTGCCGGGGGTAAACTCCCCTACAGGCACGCCCATCCGCCTAAATTCTTGGTACAGCGCTGAGCCATTAGACTTTTTCTCAACCATGAACGCATCAGGTTGCCACTCTTTATATTCTTCTAGTACTAACTTCTTAAGCTCTGGATACTCCATACGCCTCTTGATAGCATTGAGTAATATAATGGCAAAATTGTTGGTTTCTTCGTTGAAAAACACGCCCCAAGTAGTTAGTGCGTTATAGTCTGCCCGGTTATTGGCTTCCTGTGCCGCATCTAAGCTCATAATAGTGAAATCGCAAATGGGAGGGGTTTCCTTTTCCCAAATTTTCCACCATTCCCGTTTAATTAACGCGCCTTCTTCTGATACGGGGTTCTGCATGTACTGGGCATTCCAGTAACGCACGTCCAGTCCAGCCTTCTTGGCAAGTAATTCTTCTACAGGCCAGAACTCAGGCCAAAGTGCCTCTCCGTCGTCCTTAATGGCAGGAAACTCAACTACTTCCCACTGGTCAACGCCTTCATCTCGTCCCATCTGGGTGACTATCTGACCTGTCAAGTCCAGTTTGGACCAACGAGTCATTACAACGATGATTGCACCACCCGGCATAAGACGCTGGAGAGGACCAGACTGGAACCACTCCCAAGCAGGAAGAAATACATCTGGACGACCTGTCTTCGCTTCTTGTTCAGAGTGGGGGTCATCAATGATAAATAAATCCGCGCCCCTACCAGCAAGAGCGCCGCCCACACCAATAGCAAAATACTCACCATTAAAGTTTGTCCCCCATCGTGAGGCAGATTTACTGTCTGCTTGCAGTTCTATCTGCGGAAATATGTCCCGATATGACTCTGAACCAACCAAATTTCGCACGCGCCGACCAAAATTCACAGCCAAATCTGCTGTGTGGGACGACATAATGATCTTCTTTTGGGGGTATTTACCTAGAAACCATGCTGGCGCAAGGTATGAGATGAGTTCTGACTTACCGTGGCGTGGGGCAATGTTAACAATTACCCTTTTTTTCTTCCCTGCGGCAATGTCTTCAAATATTTGAGCCAGTTTGAGATGATGCGGGCCCACTTTGTATCCGGGGTAGACGTGTTTAACGAAGTCAAGAAAGCTCTCCTTGCCCAAATTCTGGGTTATTTGAGTATCGTATGCCTTTAAAAGCTCAAGAACCCGTCTTTTCTGTTTTTCAGGCATTGCGGGGACAGCATGGCGCAGCTTAAATAGCTGTTCCGGGGTTAATTTGAGGATTTCACTCATTATTTTCGGCTTCAAGCCTGACTATTTCCCTAGCTTCTACGTCTATAGCTTTATTCTCTAGCACTCCTAGGGTCTCAAGCAGTTCTTTTTCGACCTCTTCAAGGGTTTGGACCTTGTGAGTGACCTCAGTACGCTTCTTAAATGCGTCCACACCATCTACTTCACCTAGTTTTCCTAGTGCGGCAACGCGGACTTTGGGGTCTCTAGCCTGTTCTACCTCTTGCACCAGCTTATTAACTACGTACATCTTTAAGTCTGATAGCTCATCGACTATAGATACGTTCATCTGGGCAACCATACCTGCTAGATAAGCAAGGGTTTCGTTAGGGTACTGCGCAAAATTGGGCCTGTGCCTAGGATCATTAATCATATCCTTAGCTATCTGCTTTGCCTGATCCGCATTGTCCTGTGTTGGGGCAAGGGGGTCGCCTGTTAAGTCAGACATTAACTTAATAACATTGGCGCGCATCTCTAACTCCTGAGCAGGTGAAAGCTCTGGAAATGCGTCTTTAGCATTATCAGGTAGAGGAATGTTCTCCTCGATAGTTGGCACTAGCGGAGATGTCATGGGTTAAGTATATAGCAGTTTCCAGAATTTTTTGTAAAAAATTTTTTTACATGGGGTTTTATTTTTGGGGTGGGGGGTGTTTTGGAAATGAACGAGGTTATTTGTGTATGTTCAAGGGTATAGGGGGCGCGATGGGACCCGCGAGCCGTCTTGGGGGGTGGGGTCGCCCTATCCACACGCTAAACTGGACATATAGCCCGTGTTATGGCAACCTGTCTTTAATGCCAAGCAATAGTGCAAGGCAGACTGAAAGGACTATATGTTCAAAGCTATCTGGTTATGGCTGACACACTACAAGGTATGTGTCATGTGGGAAGACGTCAATGCAGTGCATTATGCCAAGACGTTTGGCGAGGCGCTCGATTGGGCGCAACAGTATCCGAAGACCAACACAATGGTGCTGATCGGTAAGCGCAACACACTACTAGCCGCACGGGGCAGCTGGTAATAAACCGGGGCAGCGCAAGCTGCCCCACTAACCTAGGAGATATATTATGAACCATTGCGACCATACCCGTGCCGATTCATGGTGGGAACATGACGGGCGAGGCATCCCACTTGCGCGGGTTTGCGCCAAGTGCCAAGAGGCAGTCCTATCTAGGTACGACCCTAAGATTTTAGAGTGGTACA